TCAGTATTGATCTCACCTTGTAAGAACTTAATATCTGCCAATGCTTCTTTAGATACTTTAATCCAAACAGCGATTTTCTCTACTTTTGCGGTAGCTTCAACAATATCAAAATCAGTTTGCGGTTTTAACGCTCCCTCTGCTACTGTTCCTGCTACTCCTGGATCTGCATTCTTTTGCTCAGCCCATGCAATGTACATGTTGTCAGTAGTCAGAATACGCACCAATTCACGCATAAACGGTTGACGTCTTTGGATACGAGCAAACTCAGTATCAAAATTAGTCAGGCCAATTACACCAGTATAGTTAGTACTGATCTGCATTGTACCAGCCGCTTTCATTGTAAAGTTAACCTTTCCAGACTGATCTTTAGACATTGCTTCTAACGCACCTTTGTTAGTCTCTACAAGGTCTTTAAGTTCAGCTTCGAAAGATTTAACTACGTTAGCATCGCCAGTCTGTAGACCTTTAACAACTTTCGCAATATCATCATGCTGTTTTTGCATTTCAGCAAAAATAGTCTCAAGAGTTTTCTCTTGGTTATCTGCTGTATCTTTTAATTTCAATGATTTAAACGCTGCTTCTGCAATACCGTTAATCAATGTTTTTGCCTCATCTGATCCTACCTCTGCTTTTAACAGTTTAGCTAGGTTATCGGCTACGTAACGTTGTGCTACGTCTTTTGCTTTTTCTTCAACGGCTTTAATGGCTTCCGCTTTTTCCGCTGCGATTTCTTCTGGTGTCATATACCTTTTAATTTAAAAAATGTGATAAAAATGAATTGCTTTTTTGACTGCTCGCGGGCGGGTCTATGTTTACACTGCCAATAGGCGGGTTGTACATTCCTGTTAGTTCATTAGAACCATCTGTAACGCAAGATATTTCAATTAACTTAGCTTCTTTGACTGCCCAAAAATAACCTTTATCTAATGCTTTCTCTTGATTACCAATAAGACCTATATACTTATTCCAAGTCTCAAATTCTTCTTTATTCTCTTTGTCGTTTACAGCTAATGAGATCTTAACGTATTGCATACCGACTGAGTGCTGATCTATCTCACCATCTTTATAGGAATCAAATATCAATTGGTTATATGCTTTCTTTATAGCTGAATCACCAAGCAAAGCCATAGTTTGGCCAGCTTTGTTTACACCTACATCAGTCCAATTAACTACTTGCTCATATACCCTTGAGAACTTACCAACTTTAGCAGTCAACTGATTAACATGGTCATGCCTGTGATAGATGCGGCCTTGCTTATCTTTAATAGACTGACCAAATACACCATTCAAATGTACGTCGTCGTGGCTATCCATCCAATTGTAAGTGTTACCTACAATAGTCCGGTAAATTACTTCATCGGTATCTTGGTTATTAGATAGTGCTTTAGAAACTAATCCCGAATCACGAACTAAATGACATGGCGTATCTACGAACTTCTTAATCTCAGATTTACCTAAATCAATTAACTCAGATTTATTAGCCACTAAGTATTCAATCAGTGCTTTATTTGTTCCGAATGATGGTAGGTTTAATCTCATTTACTTTTTGATTACTCTATTTATGTAGACTTGCTTATCCTCAATGGCTTTGACAATCTTAGGATCTTTAATTTTATCCTTCAACTGCTTTAGCTTTTCGCTTGATTTCTCATCCATAGTAAAGCAAATATAAATAATAGATTTGAATATGCAACAACATTGTGACAAAAGCGTAAATAGGGATTATGTATATTTGAATTATGGAAGAAACATGGAAAGATATTAAGGGTTATGAAGGATTATATAAAGTCTCAACCTTTGGTAGTGTTATTGGTCTTAAACAAGGTAATATATTAAAAAATAATATTAACATTACTAAAGATGGATATAAAAACTTGTTTGTAAATCTATCTAAAAATGGTGTTACCAAAACATTTAGCGTTAAAAAGTTGGTGTTTAATACATTTATTGGAATTAATAAAAGAGTTATTAAAAACATAAATGGTAATGAAAAAGATTGCAGGCTAGTCAATTTAAGCGATACAAATATTGTAGATAGAAAAGAGTCAATAAAAATAATTGACTCAAATTCTGGTGTCACTTATGAAAGTGCTAGTTTATTAGCAAAAGAACTAAATACAACTTCTTCCGTACTATTGTATAGGATTAGGAACAATAAAGATTATAGTCGTTATAAGATAATCTAAACAATCCTACCATTAACAATCCTGCCTCTTTTTTGGTATTGGGCATGGCGATTTGCCGACATAAGGCTTTGGGTACACCTACACATGATTTTGTTCTTCATTAAAAACTCAACATCCCCTGGTCTTTGGCCTAAGTCGCCATCTAAATTATATAAATCATCGATAGGAATGATAATGTTATTAGTTTGTAAGTGTGTTGGTCTTTCTCTAGCATCTGCACGTCCTAACCATACTTTATAGCCACCACCACCCTGTTCATCAATCCATGATCTAGCACCGATCTCTTTGCCTAAATTCGAAACAGCAGTTGCTTCTGTCCTGGTTATGACTAATGATCTTCCATCAAAATACTGAGTTGTAAACTTCTTAAATAACCTCGTTCTACCTGCTCCGTCTACCATTAAAGAATAATCCTCGCTAAGCGCACGTCTAAGTAAGTCCGTTGTGGTATTATTAAGGTCGTTCTGTATTCGCCTCGTATAGTTAAGCGCATAATCCCTAAGCGTTGTACTCCACACATCAATTAGAAACTCAATTGCACTAGCTTTAGTCGCTCCACCTTCAATCCTGCGTTGGTAGTAATACTCTTTTCTAGCCATACTCATTCCTATCTGTTGGAATATAGTTAAATACATATCACGCCATACATTCTGATCTATCAGCATAGCAACAGGTACGTTATATACATCGTTACCTTCAACCCATGCTAGTACTGGAGCTATCGACTTCTTTAACGCCTTACGCACTATAGGCAATATCTGTTTCTCCGCATTCTTATGAAACTTAGCGAACTCTATACGCTCTTGTCGTAAAAGTTGGATTACTGCGGATGGTCTGGCTTTTGTTGGCATGTATCAGAGTTGTTACATCAAAGATAAGGAATTAGGGGTATATTTGGATATGGAAAACAGCGAATTAATAGCCCTCTTTATGGGTATGAAAAAAGGCGTTATAGTAAATGAAATAGGCTATTATAACCCTGATGAATTAGAATATAATTGTTCATGGGATTGGTTAATGCCTGTAATAGAAAAAATGGAAAAAATTAGAGGTTTGCATATAATTATAACAAGCGCCAATCTATGTGAGATATTTCATTTTGGCAAACTATTATGCAGAACTACGGATGAAAACAAAATAACATCTGTATATAGCGCAGTTTTTATATGCCTTATTCGTTTTCCGAAGATATTTCAGGCAACTCCACCAACAACAAAGTAGCATCCTCCATGCCTTTTAGATAAGCCTCAATTAAATCGGTAGCGTCTAGGGTTACGGTCATTTTAAAATAGATAAGAATATGAAAACAATTAGAGAATACGTTAAATCAATAAAGTTAAATAAAGCTAATGTGGAGCATTGCCTCGAACATGGAGTTATTAATGGGAGTCTACTTATAGATATTGAAAATGTATTAAAATCTTACGGTGAGCAATGCATTAAAAATTATAAAACAGGGAATAATATTTGCGGACAAACTTGCGATTGTATATCTAGGGAACAATGTCAATTCAAACCTACAAACCTAAATACATAAGAATATGAGAAAGATTCTAGAGTTATTAAACGTGATAGCTGTTTTTATTAAATGGGTATTATTGAGTCATTTTTACAAATATGATGAACGGGCATGGAGATTTATTCTAGAGAATAGATACTGTTCTAAAATTGAATTATGGGTTATTGGATTGGTAGGTAAAGTAAACGGCTATAAGTTATAACTCCTCCGCACTAGGATCTAACCCATCAAACTCACCCCCTAACAAATCCTCCAGCTTCATAAACCCTGATGGAACTAATATCGATTTTCCTTCCTCCCCTGGAATATCATCCCATCCGAATATAGAACGCTGCTCGTTAACTCGAAGTAATGGCTGACCGTAAACCTCTTTCATTAGCTTCAAGTCAGGTGCAAGTTCTGAAAACTCAGTTAAGTCATGGCAAGCGATTATATCAGGCCACCATCTTTGAATAGTCTGGTTTAGCTTCTGATCGAACTTGCGTAGTTCAGGGATAGCGGTATTAGTAACAAGTGATTTGAAGCCCACTATGATGCTGTTCTCGGACACCGATGATGCAGCAGGAGATAACGCCCAAGGTACGCCAACTATTGTATAAATATTCTTCCAGTTAGAATCTTCTGCGTTAATAGCGTCTGTTTCGATTAGGGTATCACCAAAGTTTTGAGCGTTTACAAGGCCATTAGTAAAATGCATCTTCTTATAGTTCTCTGCACCCTGGTAATCTCGCATCATGGTTTCTTTTAGAGCAGACATTTGCTCTCCAGTCATTTTATTGACCTTCTCATTATCTGAGGTAATGAGCGAATCAGAACTAAACAACGTACCCCTACCACCATTAACGAATGCCGAACCCTGCATTAGATTATTCTGCCTGTTAAGGTTAACATCAATACAAGCTACTTCATCAACTCCTAGCCCTTTTAAACTAGCTATATTTGGATTCCAATGCTTAAGATGTAATATGTATTCTTTCTCAATCCTAATCTGCGTCCCGTTCCAAGCTGTAAAAACATAGTGAGAAATGTTATCGAAGTTATCAGTAGATTGAATAGGCTCAACTCTATTGCGACTTAATGAATGAACAGCTATAGGTTTCTTGTTCCGGCTTAGCGTATCGCCAATAGGTTCAAAATACAAGTACCCATCACCAAAAGTATATTGATGCCAAAAGTCCTGCATCATTTCTATTCCAGATTGGTATGAGTTGGGATTATCGAATAACTTATTTAATTCATGGTTTTCTACTTCCTCTAAATTTAGAGCCTTTATAGCGATTCTTTTCTCGTTACTGATAGATTTACTGTAGAAATGATTTAATAGCGCCTTAGATGCCTTAGATTTGTTCTGCGAGAACATTATAGGCGCTTCTGTCAGCTTTGATACAAGTATATTAGTTGCTGCATAGAATATCTTATTGTTATAAGCATCATTCCCAGCGATTGATAATGCAAATTTATTTCCGAATACTAACGGAAATCCTGCGCCTAAATTTGGATAAGCCTTGCCTATTGATTGAATCGTTTTGCCAAACATTACTTGTAGGCCCTTTTTTATTTGCATACGTCAAATATAGGTGATTTGTAACAATTACGCAATATAAAGAAAAAGCGTTAAAGAAGTTAATCTTTAACGCTCACCATAGCCGAACAGCACATTTTCAACAACCGCTTGCTAATTGGATTTCATCTTAAATATTATCTATGTGTTTCTTAAAAAATAATTTTTCTAGTAATTGCTTGTACTATAAAATTCTTCATCCCAAACTTGATGTTCGTTTACTCTTTCTATTTTACCCCCGTTACCCTCACGAAATGCAACGTGTTTTTTAGCTTTACTAATTGCATAATCTCTATCAGCATCAATAGCACCATTTACAGTAAAACACATTTTGCTTGAATTATCTGAACACACAGGTTCGTATACAGTTATCTTTTTCATATTTCAAATATACCTAATCACCTCCAATCCTTAAGTAACATATCTGTTACCCAGCAAAGAAGTCGTTGTCATTAGATTCTTTTTTCTTACCAAAGAACTCAACCATACCAGTTAACCCATCTTCAGCATCATCACTTGAATTCCCCCCAGCTTTTAGATAATTTGTTACATGCTTATAAACTAAAGGCCACCTAACTTTCCAATCATGAGGCATATAGATCAAATTAGTAACCTTTGATGAATTATTAAAGATTCTTACTTCCTTATTAGCTGATTGATGGAATGTGATAAACTTAGTCGCTGTATTACCTATTACCCTCGTTTGATTCTCTACAGCCCTAGCAAATCCTTCACCTCCATTATTGCTTTCAAATCTAGCTTGCTCTACCCTGTACTTATGCAATTGAACTGCACACATCGGCTCAGTTTCTTTCATTGGTAGGTTTGTGTAGATTATATCCTGAACGTAAATACCTGTTTTTGTTTCCACGTAAGCGCACTGGAATAAGAAATCTTTACCCTTATCGGCTGTATCGGTATAACTCTTAACGATCCATGATTCATCGTGAGGAATATTATGATAAGTTCTAAATGGCGTATACATTAATCCTTCTAAAGGTTGCGGGTTCTGCTGGTATTGTGTGTCGAAAACTTGGCTATCAGCTTCACGCATCTTTAATAACTCAGATACTGTATGCTTAAATTCCCATAAAGCCCGTTGTGTAGGTAGTCCAAAATCTATTAAAGCTGGTAATGAAATAACATACCAAATAGTCGGATCTAACAACGCTTCATTTAAATCATAGGTAAATCCATCAGTCTGCATGAGATAACCACTTATATCGTCTGGATGTGTGCGCTGACCCATAACTACCATAGGAGTCTTACGGCTGTTTACCCTGTTCTTAATCGTGCTTTCCCATCTAGCGTTGATCTTATCCCTTTTCGTGTCACTATAAGCATCTTCTGGCTTAATTGCATCATCTATTACTAATGCACCGGAAAAAACATCTGATTGAGGAATGAAATCTATATCCTCTGATGTTAGGTTTAAATTTATTTCTTCTTCTACCTTACCCGCCCCGAAACCTGTTACTTGCCCGGCTGTTGATGTAGCATAAACGCCTCCGCCAACTGATGTGTACCATTTCTTTTTACTATCGCTACCTTTCTTAATCTGGACTTCTGGGAATAGTTGCTGATAAGCCTCAGAGTTAACAATATCCTTTACACCCTCAGAGTTATCTAATGCTAAATCGTCGGAATAGGATAAGTGAATGAACTTAGACCCTGGATTAATAGATAGACCCGAACTAATGAAGTTTTTAACGGCTATTTCAGTCTTGGAGTAACGGGGCGCAATATTGATGATTAACTTAACGATCTTGCCTTTAAGCACTAGGTTTAAAGCATCACAAACAATTCTATGATGCTCATTAACTACGAATTTTCTATTATATTGTTTAACAAAGAAATATCTTGTATGGAATAGCAAATCAGTATTACACTTAACCTTTGCTACCTTAAGTTCTTTAATTATATCCTCATTCATTTAGAACTTATCCTCTAAATCTTTGGCTATCTGTTGAGCTTCTTCTTTGGATACAGTCACGTGCATTGATCCGGTGTGTTCAATTTCTTTTTTCTCCACATATCCACGTTTTTTGCCTTTCGTCTTAAGGTAGAATATGATTGCAGTATCAGATGGTGGATGAGAATAAACACTTTCCCCGTTCATTACCTGAACACCATTAATTTTTTCCATTAGCTTGGATTCGACAAAATCAATAGCAACCTCTTGAATATCATCAACTGATTTTTTAAACTCAGCATCTTCATTAAGCCAGTTGTAAAATGTAGATCTAGCTAAACCTATTGAAGCACAAGCAGTTGAGACGATCCCGTTGTATTGTTCTAACGCTTCTAATATCTCGCTCTTTATATTGTCCATTTGTCCAAATATACTAATCTTTTATCTTACTAACCTTATCCACCCTAGCAGAAATTATCCTGACTACTGTAGCATGTTCACGATAAGTATAATCACCATCATCATTGAATGCCTTAGAGAACTTAACAACCTCTTTAGTAATCCCCCAATGATCAATCACAGACTTTTGAGTATCGCCTATCTTAGGGTAGTATGATTCAGGTTGATTGGTTTCCTTGCTGCATGATGCGAGAGTAAGTAGGATTAATAGGAATAGTTTTTTCATGTGGGAAAATTTAGGTAGTAATTTCGAACTTTAATCCTTTAGGTGCTAACTCAAATTTTTCCTCATGCCATGTTCGTGAATGGTCTCCAACAGGATATCCTCCTTCATCGTTTTTAATAACAGTACCTTGAAAGGTGTTAGAATTATCTCCCATAGCCCAAGATACTATAATATATAGTTCACCGCCATTATATTTTACTACGTTTCCGTTTTTAAACTTTTCCATATCCAAATCTAACTAATTATCCTTTACCGCTTTGTAACATTTCCGTTATAGCTTTCTGCATTACTTCCGGCCTACCGTATTGCTTAACGTACCAGACTAGGAATTGCTTAAATAGAATTATCAGATAATAATTCTTCTAAAGTAATGTTAGTATCACAAAGATAACAATAGCCTTTTGTCCTTAATGAATAATCAGAAGTCAATTCACAGCTACAACCTTTGCACTTAAAATCACCTATAGCGTTATACTTTTCCATAGCCCTTTTAATATCCCTACCAACACTCCATGCAGTAACACCAAAGTCATTATCTGTTGGGTATTTTTCTCTTGCAGGGAAGACAACACCAAATGCTTCTGTTTCATTTACCGTTTGCACTATAAAGCATTCGTGACCGATTAAATGACCATATCCATCGTACTGATTATAAATAGCCTTATTATCAGTACGCGCAATAAGGTTATATGTAAAACCTTTTTTATTATATGTGTTTTCTAGTTTTCTCATAATGTAAATATAATTAATTTTTATTTTTTGATTTGTAATATTAGTGTTTCAATGATACAATCGCCTGTTGCATAATATCGGGCCTTCCTTTTTTCTTAACATACCAAATCAAGAATTCTTCAAACGATTTAACTATAAGATATATTCCTCCGTTTTTCTCTATGTCATATTGGTATTTTTTCTGATCAGCTTTTTGCGTATCTCTACCAAATTTAATCTCGCAAGCTACAAAACCAATATCTGGTATAACTAATTTCATATCAGAAGATCCTTTCCTGGCAGTAGATGTAACGAATTTCTCTTTTGATACTTGTACCCTACCCCCATCTACTTGCTTCCATACTGCATCCATTTTCCTTCCCTGAGTTTTAGTCCTTTCTGCGTGAAAACCAACTATCCTTGCAAACCGTTCAATAGCTTTCTCAATATCATTAGCGTTCTTTTCTGTGTACTTAGTTCCGACTATGTAATTAACTGGTATGGATGGTGAGTCTATTCTACGTTGGATAGCGTCCATGCAAGTAAGGACGTTTAGTGCTGTGAGGGGTTTCTTCTTAGCCATTAGAACGAAGTAAGAAGTCTGCTAAATCTAAACCATTCTCTCTATCTTCTTTGGATGCGTGTTTCTCTAATAAGTCGCTTATTTCAACTTTATATTTAACTGCTTTCTCATACCATTCTGAATACGCCCCCAAGTCAGGATATAACTTAACCTTACGCCCTTTAAGTGCATTCATCTTGTAATCACTTAACCCATTCTTAGAACCGCACGCTAACCAAATATAACCATCATGTATAACGCTTGCTATAAGTGCCGTTTTTTCACTTTCTACTATGGCTACAGGCTTGGATAAGTCATTAGCTAGTAAATGCTCACCAAAGAAACATTGCTTTAAATTAAAGCCATCATAAGCGATCCTGTTTGCTGTACGTCTTGCATGCTCCCAAGTAGTAATTGAATTTTTATCACGATGCCCATTAGATAAGTATTTAATATATTTGCCGGATCTGCACTTACCAAAGAAATCATGTTGCCAGAATATACACCAGTCATTATAAAAGCCAATCCGATAAGAAGTAAATGCATTCGCTGTTTTTTCTCTATCCAATCTGTTAACAAGGAAATTGAATAAGGCGTTGTTTGTCTCAATTAACAAAGTAGGATTAACAACATCTGATTTGATATATGATATAGGTAAATCAATTTGTGTGTGAGGTATGAATTTAGGATTGTAGGAAGGATCAATATTTTCCTTTGCATATCCATCATGATAAGGTGAGATAAAATAACTGCACCTATCTTCCCTATCACATCTACCATATTTTTCAGGGAGTAGAGAACCATTAGATAAATCCAAGAATCTAACAAATGATTTTTTATGGCATGATGGGCAAAGTTCTTTTTTACCTTTTTTATTCAATGAGAATCTAAACTTAGTGGCTTCCATTTTCTAATTATTAAATTTTAAGTTTTCGACCTTTGGTATGGTACACCCTTTATATATATAAGGGTGTACCCATTCCGTACCATAGGTTTTAAGGTTCTGTACGACCTTTGGTATGGGCATTCCGTACCAATCCACACTATCAAAAAGGCCTATTTTAGCTAACCTTTGGTATGGGTTTGTATTAGTACCCGTACCAGACCTTTGGTATGGGTACCCCGTTCCGCTTTTAAATGTGTTTAAAGTGTGTTTTTGAACCGTTTTCATTTCTGGTCTATTTTTTTGTAAAAGGTTTTATTGGCTGATTTTCTGCTTTTTTCAAGTAGATTATTTTGGCAGTACCATGATATAAAAGTCTTAATTTTATTAATACCTATACTTGATCCATCATTAGCGAATACTGCTGATAAGTCACTTTGTAAGTCGCCATATGAAAGTTCATCAACACCGTTAAATGCCTTATTAATTATATCTATATGCTGTGATTTAGGTATATCTGTAGGCTGTAATCTATTAGCGTTACTTTCTCCAGTATTGATAGATTGTCTTACTGTAACTAGGTTGGGTATGCCATATGAGTCACGCTCAAAGCCAAACATTTCAAATGGCATACCTCTGGTAAATTCAGGCTCACAAGTAACAATATTATCATCTGATTTAGATACCTTAATAACAGTTTCGGCCTTATTGATAAGCTCCGATCCTAAGTGACCTCTAGCATGTTCTGAACCTTTATTCTGGTGTATTATAGATAGTATATGACAGTTATGTAAGTCCGCCCACCGCATAAGGTTTCCTGTGATATTAGTGGCTTCCTCAGGGCTGTTAATATCGAAAACTAAATCCCTTATACCATCAAGGATAATCATATCGAATATTTCACGCTTAATAAGGTTTTCTATTATCTCGATTCGCTTAGTAGGATTATGTATTTTAAGATCATACATATTAAGATATTCACATCTTTCAAATCCAGCGATTCTAAGTACCCAGTGTTGAGTTCTTGAAGCGTAATACATACCTTGTTCAGTATCTATCCAAAGTACGTTTATATGCTCTCTAATGACTTGCGCTGTTAACCATGCAGTAGCAGTTGTTTTACCCACTTTTGCAGGGCCTTTAAGAACAGATAAAGACTTCTTAGTAAACATCGGAATTTCACCCATACCGAATATCAATTCGGGTTTAGGTATCTCAACTCCTTGAGGAATAAGAGCAAGATTTATTATATCGTCAATTGTTTGCTGCGGTTCTGGCGTTTCGGCTCTGAGTTCATCTAGCAAATAGTGTTGATTCTCTAGCATAGGGGTTTAAATTTTAAAGTTATCATAGCCAAAAAATTAACCTACTAGTCTAGTAAAATTAAAACAGCACCCATAATTGTTATATAGGGGACTTTTTCTTCTTTAATCATCTGATGAACCCTTTGAGGGGAAATCTTCTTAAGTTTAGCATACTCAGTCTGAGTAATCAACTTTGATCGGTCAACCTTCAAAGGTTTTAGTTCGTTTGTCATATTCAAATATAGTGTTTTACTTTAAATTTTCAAGCATAATAATAGAAAAAAAAGCCCTATTATTTAGGGCTAATTATTTACTTAAAGTCGTGAGTTATTACTTTTTGTTCTTTCTCTGCTTTAGTGAAAGTAGCCACATATTCGGATCCTGGCTCAAAAAAATCTAATGCATCTGGATTAGTTATGTGAATTTTAACTGTCGCCATTGGCGTGTAGATACTGAAAGACTTGTTTTCTTCTGTTGTAGCTGTCACTGCGCTTAGATTCGCTTCTACATTGTTGTTCCCAAAGTTTACCACTGACCCTACTTTGAATTTTGCTTTTAAATTGTTCATTGCTTATGTTTTTATAATTGTAAGTAGTAAAGATAGCTATTCTATTTTAACTAATTTAAAGTCTGAACTATTTTTATATGTTTCAAACTTTTTAAGTATTCTATCCCCATCGAAATCAGCCATAGATTTTAAGTTACAAACAAATCCTGCACAAAAAGCTCTTTCTACTTCTGTTTGGGATGTAACGGGATTTTCTTTTAGTTCTGAAATCATTTCTTCTGCTTTCTTATAGTCTAATCTAGCAGCCTTCAATACGTCTCTAAGAACTGTGATTGCATTTATAATTTGATCGTTATTCATAGTTAATATTTTTTAATTAAATATCCTCGTTACATTGTTGTATACATTTATCACAGCATGAACATAAAGTGAAGTCATTGAACAATTCTGATCTATAAGGACATTCATGCGGTTTCAATCTAATATGCTCACATGCATCTAAATCGTATTCATATGCATTTTCCATACCTAATACCCCTCCCTATCAACGCCATAATCCTGAGCGCCATGTAGACCGATGCATATTCCGATTGTGAATAAGATGAAGTAGGCTAGTATGCCGAGTGCTAGTGTTGTCATGTTACAGTGTGTTAATGTCGATCGCTAAACCTTTTTCGATTAAACCAAATACGTCGAAGTGCCATTCAAATAAATACCAATTAATTGAAGTAACTGGCACTAAAGCAGAAGGAGACTCACATTGATCAGCGTAAAAACTATCACAATAATCTCCATCCTCATCAATTTCTAAATCATAGAACGAAGATATAACGCATTTTTCTGATTTATCAGTAGGATGTTGTATCATTTTATTTAAATCAGACATTGGCCTAAGAATAGGTTTCCACCCAAAACTACAATGTAGATCAATTGTAGATTGAATAAAATCTAAAGGCAAATAATGGTGTATTAACACGTTACTAGTAGGGCAATATTTTTTTAACCCATATGGTAAATATGGCGCTAAGTGTTTAAGTTCTAATTTCATTTTTCCTCTTGTTTAAGTTCCTCACAAAATAACGTTAATTGTATGACAGTTTTTGTATCAATGCTGTTACTATAATCCCAATCTAACCCATCTTGCCAGTTGTGGAATGCTAGTTCGTTAGCGGTCAACATATACTATCTGCTTATACATCGGATTTTCTAGTGATAGGTTAATAATCCATCCATCCTGCCGTTTGATCTTTAAGTAAGTCTCCATTACTGCCATAATAGTATTCTCGTTTGCATATCCGTTGCACCGGTATTTATCCCCAGCTTTGAGGGTGTTTAATCCTACTGGAGTTCCTGTGTTTTGGTAAGGTGGGTACATTATTGATAGTTAAGTTTACTGTCTAAGACTAAAGTTATTGTATCATAAGATCGTTTCTTGTAAAAGAAATCATTTCCTATTATTTTAGAAACTCCTGGGATACTTAATTTTAAAGATCCTGATATTTGTTTCATTGACTTACCATTAGCAAACCATTCTATAACTAATGCTCTTTTATAATTTGGTATTTGTCTATTTCTGCCCATATTAAAAAAGGGGGCTATTAACCCCCCAATAAAGTGTTAGAAAGGTAAATCATCATCTTCAGGTAATTCGCTTGCTGCTGATGCGCTTAAAGCCTCAAGTTCTTGTCTTTCAGACTTCTTAGCATTACCTACATAAACTTTACCCTCGCTATCTCTCATTTCTTTGGTGGAGTTCAATTGTAATCCAATAACATTACCGAATTTATCGGCTTCATCATTTAACCAGATATTGATATTACAATAGATTTTACCGTTAGCACCTTTAGTAAAGGCTGAATGAGGTAGTTTTGCGTTAGCAATTAGATCCGTTAGGCAGATCGATCCATAATACAGTTGTGACATGATTTTTAAATGTTAATAGTGAATATTTATTTAATTTGTAAATTCTGTTTTTCAATGATGGAAACACCTGGTATAAGTTTACCAGATTTAACATCTGATTTCATTTTAGCTTTATCCGTAGAAGTGCTTACAGAAGTTTTGATATATTCTGTAGGGATATCTGTTTCAGGCTCAATACTTAGCACTTCTGATTTTCGGAAAGATAAAGTAAGATTGTTCTTAGCTACTTTATTAATGCCAAAATTAATCATCGCATCAGTAAGTCTCTGCTTTAACTCCGTTTCTAATTTATCTTTTGATGCTAATATCTTATTAAGACGATCAATCTCATTTTTAATGATTACTGATTCATCATTGATATGCTTCATTAAATAACCATAAGATACCGCTTTATCTTCAAATTCTTCTTTAGTTAAAGATAGTTGCTGATCTAATTCTGGAGTTATTTCTCCTTCGTTTTCTTCAATCACTCGCATTAATTGCAAGTGATCGGATTGAATGTGGTAAATGCTTTTATTTAACATTTTCTTTAGGTGTTAATTTAGTTTTCATATTATCTTTTACAGATGTTAATTCAGTTTTTATTTCTGCTGGCAATGATAAATATATAGCCTGTAATTCAATTAGATTTTTAGCTTCTTCTAGTTCTTTTTTATAATCTCTTTTTACTGGCTCAATACCAGATTCACACCAATCTAAAAGCATTTTGCCTGTTTCCTCAGATGGAACAAATGAAGGTTGATCTTGAAATAAACCTGTCCGGTCTTTTGTAGAACTAGCATTATGCTTCTGATCCAACTCAATATTAACAGTAAGTTCATATTCAAACCCCTCCCTAGTTTCCTCTTTTAATCCGACCTTAGTAGGTGTTTGCTTGCCCTTTTCGTTTAACTCCATTACGTAGTCTTGTTTACGCCTCACAGTAGTTATAATATGACAAGTTGATGTAAGTATAGCCTGTTTAAATTTCTCGTGTCTAGGGGTCACTACAGACCAATTAGTAAAGCTATTTCCAGTCATAGCACTATGTATCTCCAAAATACCGCCACGTCCATTCCATTCATGGGTAATGGAATCAATTATAATAACTTCCATTCCTTCATCCTCACATTCTTTAATGGCTTTTATATAACGTTCTGGAGTATACGGAGCTTCCAATGTAAATACATTGTAATCACCTAAGTTTGCATATAAGTCACCGCTACCATTCTCGGTATCAATTAATGCTACTTTATTTAAATCTCCTTTAGCCAATCCTTTAGCTATAAGAATTGAAGAATAAGTTTTACCACCTCCGCTAACGGCAGATAATCCTAATCTAATTTTCGCTTTTTGGCGCGTCGCCTTTCTTAATCCTGACATATCAGTATGATTTTATTTATTTGTTTAATATGATGCAATTTACCTATTATCTACTCCTTTTTTAGTCACATTGTCGTTACTCAATTCCAGACACATTCGACACTTCAATTAACCCTAAGTAGTGCGCCAGTAAGATCATAGCGAAAACTATAAGCATTAGTACCATGTACTGAACATAAGGCCAGACTTTATAGTTATTCGACATTATATTTCCTCCTTTAAAGCCAATACGGCTGGTATATTACTAATTCTAAATCCATCTGTTAACATTTCCGAGCAAACCTCTGACGCTTGTTGAATGCCTTGGTTGCGGTACTCTTTCATTGCCCTAATAATATCTACCATATTAGAATCAGATATTGAGCATTCAAACTGTAACCAATCATACCTAGAGAACTCGTCTCTTAAAGTTTCCTCCGCACTTAACATCCCGATTCCTCCATTACCTTTAATATGATATTCCTGCATTCTTGGTAGGCTATTTCTTTTGAATAGCACATGTATAATTCGTCTGGTTTAATGTTACCAGATTTACGGTGTTGCTCAGTGTTTAATACGAGTGTTGCTATCTGTGTGTCGATAGCGTTTAGGGCTTCTTTAGTTGTCATTCCCCACCTCACTTTCCTCTGCATATACAGCCATAAAATAATCCTTAGTTGCCGACTCAAAGTTATCATCTAACCATTTAAGGGAATCGCATTCGTGGGGCAACATATCCTCTGGAACGTGTAGTTTATTTGCTTCGATCCATTTAAGAACTGTTGAGACTAGTAACTCGCAAGCCGGATAACCATCTTTGAAATACCATTGAACTGAGTCTTTAGGTGATACAGGTTTAAGATGAGCTAAGTCCGAATTGCCCTTAGCGTATAATGCAGTCGCACTAAAGTCTATGAACTTGGGATTGATTGATTTGTGTTTTGTTGACATGATGTTTTGTTTAAGTATGATACAATAGTACGGAGTATATATTTATCATGCAAATTTATTATTAAATTTATTTTATTTTTAATATTCGATTTAAATACATACATTTGAATTATGGAAACAATATACACAGATCAGCAAAAGAATCGAAATAAAAGAAACGATTCAATATTAGAGGAATTTAACAAATCCTTTAAAGGCGGAAGTAAAACTCAATGGGCTAAAATACAGGCTAAGAAACTAAAAGTTAGTTTTTCAACTGTATATAACTTATTGCCTAAAAAATCAAGGGAGGATAAATAATGAAATACTTAGCACTAACAATAATGGCAATCTTTTATTATACCTTGGCTGCTTTTATACTATATGGTAATTACTACATTGTAATAGAACAAGGTCATTCTAAATGGTGGTTACTTAGCTTGCTATTATTAGCAGGTGGTGGCCCGTCAATTAAAACTACTACTAAAGACATATAAAATGGAATACAATTTAGATTACTTCATTAATAAATTTGAAAAAATTCCAGAAAAACTATGGCTTTGTGGTCAATTTTCTGATGAATATGGAGAGCAAAGATGCGCTTTAGGCCATTGCGGTTTCAGGGTAGGAAAAGAAAAAACATTAGAAGGTGATTCATTATTAAATTTAACAAATCTAAATATCGCAAAAGTAAATGATGGATATGAAAATTATTTACATTACGGATCAACCCCTAAACAACGTGTGGTCAATTACCTTAAATCCCTACGCTAATGAAACCCCTACTAATATCCCTAACCCTACTAATCCCATTCGCATGTATTGCGGTGTGGATGTATAATTATATAAGCTAAGAAAAGATATGAAAACACCATTTGAACAAGGTCAGTTAGAAGCCATAAACACTATGATTATAGATGTTAAAGGAAGGATTAATGTTTACAAAAACATAGGAGTTGAAAATGATCCAGAAGCCATAGATAAATCTAAGAAAAGATCAGAAAGAGTTAGCGAACTTAATTCTATTTTGAGTAGACTATTGAGGTATAAAAAAGTTATTCAGAAAAGATAAAATGGGATATCAATACGGTTCAAAGAAAACAGCACTAAACGGCATCTACCTTTGGTTGCAAAGAACGCAAAGAATTAAAGTAACTAAGAATACAAGAAACGAAGCATTAAATGAATGTACATATATAATGAAACAGTTTCTAATTTCTGAGAACATAGAAATACCTAAATATAATAAACAACCAGATGCAGATAAAATGAGTTTTATTATACAGCCTTTATTTCTAAAGTTTAGTCAATATGTTTTAAAAAACCATCCAGTATTATAATTATGGTATACACAGCTATTGCTAAAACAGGCAAATTAATAAAAGGTAATTATTTAAAATATTTTGGTAAACATTATTTAATATTAAGTTTTAACAAAATAGTAGAGATCGAAATAAAATCACTAAAAGAATATGGATAAAGAATGGAAATTATTTCCACATTCGGATTGCCCGATTTGTGGAGGAGAAGCAGAAGTTTTAACTGAATCTACATTAGAAAGGATAGTATTTGACGAAGATGAAGTTAGGTGTACAGACTGCGGGTTATCTGGTTTTATTTCAGTAGAAGATTCTGAATGCGCAGATATAGTATGGGATGAAGAACATGGAGGTTGTTAAACCCTAGTCAATAACTTATATCCACCGTACACCAATATACCAAAAGCCACTACACCGAATATCATCCAATATAAAGGCTTGTTATTAGTGTCAGTGGCTTTACTTTTATCTTTATCACTAATGGTCACAGTCCTATAAATTGTGTTAGTATAAGCCGTATTCGTGTTGGTATTAATATCATACCTCCCAACACTTGAACGCTTCGATTTATCAGCAGATTTGGAGTTGATCAGTTCGGTTATACGTTCTTTTAGCTTACCGTTCTCATCGTATAACTCACGTGTCCGGCTTTCTTGCTTCTCGTCTGTCTTAGCTACCTGTTCGCTCGTTTCAGTTGATCCTGTAGAAGTAGATGAGGTCGAGGTATTACCAGAACTTACTTCTTTATATTCTTCTTTAACATCTGTCTTGCTCAGGTTAACAGTAGCCTTTCTCGTACCACAGCCAACGCACAGAAGTATTGCCAGGGTGATTAGTGTGGATCTCATTTCGTCTCATCTAAAGTAATACCGAACATCTTACTAAAACCAAATGTAAGTAGGTCTAATCCTTTAAGAGCAAGAACAATCTCAAGCTTTATAGGCTCAGAAATCAACCCTGTACTTGCAATCCAAAATGATAATACGGATGTCAGGATTAATGTGGCACGGAATATCCACTTAGCCCAATTAGGGGTTACTGAATTAATAGCACCGAATACTACTTTAGTATCTTCTAGTGGCACTATTTTGTTATCGACTAATATTCTTTTTTCCATATACTTATGTAGGTTATTTGAATTGTCTTTCCTAGATCATAATAGCCATAATTACCAATTGCTTTAGAGCTTATTCTATTTGGCGTTATTACACTAGTTTTATGTTTTATATTTTTCATGTTAATAAAATTGCATTGTAAAATATCTTAGCATAATTCGCTATTCGATCTGCTACATCGGTGCCGTTAATAATCCTACGAGCATTAACCCAGTCCGTTTTATCAGCAGTAAAATAAGACCCTAATGATTTTCCGGTGAACATACCTCTAATCATACCCGTAAATAATACCCTTACCGAAACTTCCATATCAAGCAATAAATTAGGATCTTCTAATAAAGGCATAGATAAGAATTTACCCATTGCTTGATAATTGTCATACCACGTCAATTGAACAAGCCCTCTACCATAGTATAATTTATCTGGAGTTGTATAAGGTTTCCGAGACATTTTGAGTTTCTTACCATAATCGTATTTAGCACCTTTACCATATTCAGCAATTGGCTGCATAGTCATAGCTGTCTCGTGATACGCAGTCGCTAGAACGTACGCGAGCTTTCTAGGATCATTTAAACAAACCCTGTTATATTCGGCTATAATTGCCTCTATACCCTGAAACTGTTTTGCTGAGATATTGCCTTTGAATAGGCTCGGTCTAATGCTATCGTAAAATGATTTCGTATTCATATACACGAAGTTAACCAATATATTTATAACTTTTATTCAGCAAGTGATAAATTAGTCCGGTAAGACTAGCCCAAAGAATAGGAGTAAGTATTATGATCTCTGTAGTACGTTTCAATATCTCTTTACTATATAGTAAACCAGAAAGTTGAGATATAACAAATACCAAACATATCATTGCAGGAATAGACCATATTGCAAGCCTATTAGATAAGAACCATTTGTACAACCAGCATATATACCAGAAGTCCCAAAAGAACAGTGTACGGATGATTATTTTAAGAACCTTATATTTCATCCTTAGTTTGCAAGTAAAGTACATTAGAATACATGTAAGCATTACCAGAAGTATCATTGTAAGAGCGGAGCATATTATTAATAAGAATTGTTCCATTATGATTTGTCCTCCTTATCTTTATCCTCCGAAAGGAAGTATTTAGTTAAAATCTGCTTTGCTGAGAACTTGCTAATTTTTTCTAACAACCCGTTTAAGGTCTGTATAAGGTACACCGACATAAAGCTACAAAATATTAAGTAAGGCTGTAAACCGATCACAGTGAACAACCATACATTTTTCGTGCCTTGTTCCCAAACATTCCATGCTAACCATGCAATAAATACAGTTGCAAATCCATGAACAGTAATTACTTTTTTAGTTAAAGGCAAGTCATTGGCCGCCATCATTACCATACGCAAGCCAAAACCGCATATAATAGAGACTGTACAAGCTAATATCTGAGCAAGATCAGCATTATCAAAGCCAACAAAAAAAGACGCCATTATAAGCAGTTCAATTGAGAATACGTATAATGCTTTGACTACATACCCGATCATACTATAAGTCCCCGTTTTTATCTGAAAAAATAAGTGAAAGTATAGCATAAACAAATGTTATTCCGTTCAACAATACTACTTGCAAAACTATGCCATTAATTACAAATGGAGCATAACGACAATTATTAAAAGCTATTAAGCCTGTTATTAGGCATAGGAATAATCCGAATATATTTCTTAGCTGTATTTCTGCATTTGATTTATCATTACGGTTTCCCATAAATATAAGCGGTATAGCAAAAAGAAGTAGTTCTGCGCTGTACCAAGACCTTTGATCCAATTTATCTATAATGCCATTATGTATGCAGTACAAAAATAAATTATGACTGCATACAAAGCAAATTAATAGTAACCCAGTAATTATAGAACGTCTGTTCATTAACCACCGATATTTTCTACCCATACCCAGCTCCCATTACGGCATTGCCAATCTCCAGCGCCTGTTCCTCCTGGCCTAGTAGGCTCAGATCCGCAATTACTTTCGCCACCATTAGTTTCTGGTTGGATTTCTTCTACTTTATCTTCTTTCTTTTTCATGAGATATTCTTTAGTGGTTTAAAGATAAGAATAAATTCCTATTGTAACAGTGTTGATACAATCTTGTTACATAACAAACTAATACTCATATTTGAATTGTCAACAGCAATGAAGCAATAGACAAAAATCTTGACGGATAATGATTACAAAAACAGTTCTCCATGTAGATGGAAAGACAAAAGTATCAGCAAAGGGTATGGTTATTAATGGTGAGTTTGTAGGTGAATACAAATTCCAAGGGATGACTTATGGTGTAACAATTCCAGAATACATATTTTTTGAAAAAGAAACACCTAAAGAATTTACACCTCTAGAAGTTGTATTTTCTGATGGTAAGATTAATAACGCTTATTATGTTAAATGGAGTAATACCTTTTATGCGAACCTAGGATCACCAATGATTCCTGTGGTTAAATGGAGATATATATAATTATTTATATTTAAATAACATTCCCGTTTCCCGTCAAGTGCGGGAATCTGCTAACCCAACGCTTAATCGGCTTGGGTTTAAGGCAGTGAGAGCGATTAATCAAGGCCGCAAACACTATGGAGTTAGGTTGTGCTTGAGGTAGCGAGGTCACAGTGGAATGTTTAGGAGTTCGATTCTCCGCCTCGCTCAAAGTCCTCGTTAATAACATTGGTGGATTAAACTTTACAAAATATATATAGTTTTTAAGCACCCATTAATATAACGCGAGGCAACATGAACAGATGGCGGAATAGGTAGACGCGCGTATATGCGGAACGATCCCTTCGAGGGTATAGCATAATTAGTATCTTACTAAGAAAGTATGAAGGTTCGATCCCTTCTCTGTTCACCAAGCTCTTGTTAATAACGATGCTAATGATAATACTACTACGCAGCAATATTAAACCACTTTAGCAGTTGTAACGCAAGGCAAATTGGGGGGATCTACCAATGGTAGGTGTACTTTACGAAAGTAAAGGTAATAGAGGTTCGATTCCTCTTCCCTCCACAATAGTTTTATTTAAGGTTTAGGTTGGCGGGTAGGTGTGGTTCCCTACCCGTTTTTAAAAGAAAAGAAAAGAAAATGAGAATAGGAAATAATATAGAAGTACTAAATATTGATTTAGATAATGAAGTTGGATTTGAAATAGAGTATGGGGATAATCCGAATTCATATGTATGGATAGATAAAGATGATGCCATTAAATTAATTGCACATCTACAAGAACAATTCGGCATATGACCCAAATAACATTCACCAACGGAAAAACGGTTATTTGTCACCATGCAGTGACAGAGATTAGGTCTGTGCGTTCATTGGCTTATCCTACACAGATGGTAGATAAGTGCTTTGTAACCCTTCATTTCACTGTTAATCGTGTAAAGGAATACGAGGCTAAAGAGATAGCAAGAATAGAAGGAATTAACTTAGCTAAATTGATATGAACCCATTCTTAACCTGCTTTATAGCAATCGTCGCAGTTATACTCTTAGTATTTCTAGCTGACAAATACAATCGGTACATTGATGCCGGAAAAGAAAATGATGATGATTTAGATTTATTCCATTAGGGTATATGAACGCAATAAAAAGTTTATTTGTAGCCCTTTTTAACATCGCTATATTGGGTTTATGTTGGTATTTTAGAGGATTTAATTTAACTGTAATTATCGGGATTGGATTGATTATATATTACATAAATATTTTAATAGAAAGAATAGATGAAAGACTCAACTAAAATCAGCAATCAGCACACAGAGATTGCAAAAGCAGCTAAGACAATGGAAGTCCCAGCTTACGTAATCCATTTAGCTAAACATCAACTACAGTCTAATGATCGTGAAGCGGTCTATGAGTGGATTAAAATGAACAAGGATAAGAAACTAGCTATTCAATTCTAATGACAGAGCGAATAATCAAATACGGATCAATAGCTGTTTGCGCTTACCTGTTTATCTTTCTATTTCAATGCGTAGAATCGGTGTTATAATGTTAAGGCTATTAGGGTTGATTCTAATAGCCTTTTTTACTTTGTGCTTGTATCGGTTGTGTGAGTTGCTACTTACTCTGCTTTAAAAATCAAACCTATAAAACCAAACACTCCGGATACTTGCAGTTCCTAGTATCACTAATCCGCTCCATTGCGCTGTAATATCCAAAGCCTGACTATTAACCATGTTCATTACCGTTTCTGTATAGAATGAAGCATTAGCATTAGATAAGTTAATAATACCACCATTAGGCTGTATAATCTCGGTTAATACTATCTGAGTGCTTAATCCTGTTGCAAGTATAGTACCTCTAATCCTAATCCCTGCATTGGTTAACCCGCCCGTAACTCCAGTTGCATTAACCATAGCTACTGTTGCCGTTCCTAACTTAATCTTTAATGCCAAATTAGGTAATGATAAAGTAGGAGTAGTTACGATACACGCTAGTTCAAATCTGTAAGGTCTATAAGGGACTAAGGTATTAGCTTTAATAGTATCCTTTACTGATCCTAATAAGCTAGTCTCAACGCCTGTATTATTTGACAATATAATATTAGGTGTAAAACTCTTAACTGATCCTACAGGCGTTAATAATGGTGCTGTAATTGTTTGCCCAAAACATATTGATGTGATAAGCAAAAAGAGTAGTGTTAATTTTTTCATGTTAGTTTGTCGTAAAAGTTCCTTGACTAGATGTGATTGTAAGTTTATTTGTATTAGTAACCCTTAAGGTAATTGTACAGTTTGCATTAGTACTTTCCATATATCCGGCTGTTCCAACTGTTGTATTTGTTCCAACACCCACTATGGATTGACTAGCGTTCTGCGCTATCCTAAAGCCTCCTGTTCCTTCCCCGACGATCTGAAATAATTGGCCGACAGTCAATGTAGCTGGTAACGTTATCACTGTCCTAGATGAGCTATGAGGTATATAAATCGTTCCCGCCACAGCATTTTGAGTCGTCCCTGTAATCTCAACTATCTGAGTTATCCTAGCATCAATATAAGCTTGTTGTGCTGTACTTAGTGGTTTATTTACGTCAGATGTATTATCTACGTTAGCAAGACCTACAGCCGTTTTAGTTAATGCTAGTGAAATAACAGGCGATGTATTAGGCGTCTGAATAGACCAAGTTTGACCTATGCCATTAACAGCACTTAACGCTGTAACTGTTCCCGTGTTGCTTGTATATCCATTTGGGTTACTTGCTAAGTAATACCCTACACTAGCATGATTACCCCATCCAAATGCGCTATTCCAATTACTTATATTAGTCGCTGTAATCGCTTTAACATTAGCAGGTACTGTTGGATCTGTTTCAGTAGTTATACCTCCGCTTGACCCTACTGTAACCCACTGAGAACCGTTATACCATTTCATTGCATTAGCAACTACATCATGCCATAAAGACCCAGGACTTAAATAAGGTGCTGTCGTTCGGCTAGGAGGGATAAGACCATTTGTAAACCTTGTACTAGTGGGATTCGTTGTTTGCCCTACTACACCGATTGAACAGAGTAGTAGTATTGAGAGGGATTTGTATTTCATAACTAAGAAAATCTAGTGTTATTTTTTGTATAATCAGCTAAAACTTGAGCATCGCATGATTTACCAGATACTGTCGTATTTTCAAGAACGGTTCTATAAATTACACCTTTCCATGATGAGCCTCCTATTAAAAAACTTTTAGCTGTTCCAGTAGTTGGATTACCTAATCTTGTTCCTCTAGCTAAAGGGAAAGTAGCGACGACCCCTCCGTTTATGTATTTTTTAACAGTAGTTCCTTCATATGATAACCCTAACTGAACAACTACATCTTTTGTTATATCGGCAGCGTCAGTTACCTGAACAGCGGCACTTTCTGTTGAAACAATAGCTCTTGGTCTAACTCCAGCTGCTCCTGATTCAATAGCAAACTGAAATAAGTCAGCATTAGAATTGATTGAGTATCTTCCTATGATCCTTGTAAAAGGTGAAGTTGAAAAATCAGTGGACTTCACTTTAACCCATATAGTCATATAGAAGTTAGGGTTTAAAGCACTTAAATTAAAATCGTTATCAGAAGGAAATCCAATAACTGAAGCACTATTACCAGGGAACATTAACCCTCCGTTTTCAAAATTTAAGACCGAAGAACCAGATGTTACAGACCCGTTTATCCCTCCTGTTACTAGATTTATAATTGGCGTTCCTGCTGGTGCATTTGCCTGTAAAGGAAAGGAGTTGTTATTTTTAAAATCAAAGACGTATAATGTTCCATTATTAATCATTGAGTCCTTCTCTAATTTTGGAATTAAAGGGTTACTAAAATTTGATCCTACTGATCTGAAAAAAGTTGACATATTACCAATTATTAAATGTGATGAAATTATAAAATTCTTGTGCTACAATATCTTGACCTGTATTGTTTAGGTGTATGTTATCTGATCTTAAACTTAATGGAGGTATGTCATTATTAAAATCTATTACATCTTGAGATAGGCTAGGATTATATGATCTTACTAAAACCTCCCTCAACTCTACGTAATTTCTAGGGTACTTTAATCTTAAAGAATTATTTAATCCTACAAGTGTGTTATAGTTAGTCTGACCTATAAATTCACCTGCAAAATTTCCATTCAATACAGAGGCTACTATAAATTTTTTATTTGTAGGCTTTAAATAAGCTACCATTCGATCTACATTTGCCAATACAGCATTTGGATCTAAATAATCATTCCTTCCTGCCCATATTATTTGTATTTCAAAATCTTTATTTAATCCATCAGGATTAAACATTTCTTTTCTGTTGGTAACTATAGCGCTACCACTAGCGGATCTGGTAAAGCTATATACGCCATTTGCAGCTCTAGCGAATACGCCTTTTATATTTTTAAGAAAGCCTGTTGTACTCTTGCTAACTTGCATGATATTTACATTATCAGGAGTAATTACTACGCTACCACTTGCGGGTATTAAATTTCCAGTTATAGCAACAGCAACAGATAACCCACCTTGCCTAAAAGCTATTTGAGTTGAGGTATCGCCGCCTATACCTGTGTTAGTATAAGTTCTATCAGATCCTAATAATTGTTGAAGTCTTACTAGGTATCTCCCGTTTTCGGTTAAAGAGTCCCCAGTCCCTGTTATATTTTTTGATGGCTCTATGTATTTTACGTATTGAGATAGGCCTGTTCCAATTAGAGACATTATATCTGTACCCCAAATCATAACATTACCTTCGTCTGATACTCCTAAGGGTATTTTGTTGTTATCATCCAGTACCCCCCAAGAGTAACCTGTTCCTGATGTAAAATCAATTAGTCTAGCTTTAACATAATTGTTATAATCAATAATTTCTTTTATAGTAGCGTTAATTTTTGGATACGCGTATGTGCCAAATTCCCCAGCTTCATCTAAGAATATAGGCATCTTTAAGTTGTCATCTAAAACACCCCAAGAATACCCAGAATTGTTGAGTGTATAAAGTACAAGTTTTACATAATCATCTATATAACTTTTTAAAGGATCAAATTCACTATGAAGCACTACACTATTAGGTATAATTGAAGAATCCCCTAACTGTGAGTACAAAACCCAAACATCTTCATCTGCATCTAAAGCCTGATCGAAAGTAATACGCCCGTTGGTAGTGTTAAAAGCTACTAGAGGTGGGTTATCTGTAGGCGTTACAGTACTTGCGCCAACTGTATAGAATTTACCTTTATAAACCCCTTTAGGTAACATACCAATTAACGAAGTGGATTGTACGTAATTTTGAGAAGCAACACCTTTTAAGTTTAGCCCGTAAACAACTGACTTTAAAATATCACTTGAGTTTGTATTTATTCTATTACCTATTATTGATTCAGCTAATAAAGCTCTAGTAACTTCCGCCCCAATTTTATCATTCAAAATGAGATCGGCGTTTGTCCTGTTTATGACTTCCGTATTTAACGAGGTTTTATCTGCTTTACCAGAAATATCAACTGTTTTAAGTATTAAACCCGCATCCGTTAAATCATCTTTCCACCAATGTTCTACTGTTAATCCTCCTACTGTTACTATACAGGCACGACCTTTCATACGTACTGCGGGAGGTATAGCAGCACATGCAGCCGCAACCGACGCATAAGGTATTTCTTTACCCGCTACTACTTCTGCTGCATACCAATCGTCTTGATGTTTTGCCGCGTTTACTCTCGTGTTGTCAATTGCGTTAAATGCCATGTATATTAGTTGTTAAATCTTAATCCTAAACCTGTGTAAATTGTAGCGAAGTTTCCTATGTATGCATCGTAGCTACCTATATCTACCTTTGATCCGAACGTTCCTGTAGCTCCAATCGGCGTACTTGAGGTATCATCTGATAAATCCGTTACGCTAGTTTTAATAGGCTGCCCATCTGGTAAAGCAACCCAAGGGATAGCAAATGTTGGTATAGCAAAAGGGAAAGTTACGCTCATTAAGTTGGTGAATGCTACCTGACTACCTGCTAGTATTCTTGCTGTATCTAATGTATCACCTTCATTCATAAACCCATAGTAAGCTACTAAAGTTCCTGGAGTTGGTGGTTCTGGAGTAGCCTCGAATATAGGTTTACCAATACCCACAAATGAAACATTAAATGTATAAGGCGATTCTAAGTCCGCAGTCTCTTTATAACTTCCTATCCTAACTAATCCCTCACGAACTATTGTGCTGTTAATATCCGCAGTCTTAGCCCAGAATATCCTCTTATCCAATGCTAATTCAGCTACTTCTTGAAAGTTAGCCTTTAATAATTTATCTGTATTCTTAACCGCATAAGCCATTCCATCTACTGAGAAATCCCATGATCCGTAACCAGATTGCGACCTATCCCATCCCCCATCGCATTTATTACGGAAAGAAATACTCTCGAACTCCACCGATAAGCCGTTACTTGTACCGCATATAACGGGGCGGTAGTTAACTGAATTGCCACGTGATGCGGTGATAGGAGTGATGGTGTCTACTAGGACTACAAATTGGCTGCCGTTATACATATGTCAAATATAATGAATTGTAACAACATACTTACAAAAGCATATTAGATAGGAACGTATATTTGAAGAATGGAAAGCTTAGAAGAAAAAATACATAACCGAGCAATGTCTATTGTCAATTCAAAAATTAACACTCCGATAAATGTACTTAAAACAATAGATTCAATTGTTGTATTTTATACACCAAAAAAAGATACTGATTTGGAAACGTTTTTATGTTATTACCCAATGATAACAGGCGAAGGGAGTGGATATGTATCTAGGCTAACTGAATCATCAAATGATGAATTAATATTTTCTGGAATAATGAAAGCTAATGTTGAATATAAAATTCAGATAAGAGTATTGGCTTTCTCTCATCGACTAACTAATCCTAACTTATAATGCAAAACATCGAAGGAACAAAAAGCGCAACTCTAATCATACTAGCAATCGCGCTAACAGGTATATTGTTTTTTGGAGGTATTTACTGGAATTATAGCCCGTTTTAATATGAGAACAGAAATAAATTTAATTAACAAAGCAAAGTTTTTCGCCCAGTATTTTAGACAAGAAGTACTTAAAAAATCTCAAAAATCAGAAGTAATAAGGTTGATTGGGTCAGACTTGAATTCAAGAAAAATTAAGGAAGTTCATTTTCTTTTACTAAAACCTCTTTCGTCAATTACAGATGAAGACGCTATTGAAGTTGCCTATCTAAACGGTCACGTAAAGTCCTTAACTGATAATGGGAAAGAAGACGTCTTAGATTTTCTGAATGGGGATTATTGGTGCCTTTGTTTTAGAGGTGTGGACTACCTGCGTTCCAAAGGCTACGCTTTACAGTGGATGGGGTTATCAGTTGAAGAAATGGTAGAAGCAGGTTGGGTTAAACTAGTTTAATCCCCATAATCCATCTTCAACGTCTCATTTACCATCACTGCATCCGTAAGCACTTGAGCAAATTTCAATCTAGGTATTCCAGATTTCAAATCGAATGAGCCGGATAGAAATATAAAGTAGCTATCTAGCAAATCAACAGCAAGCAAAGTGTTTATATCAATTGTTTCTATTGTCGGATTACTCCATTCGGTTTTATATTCAAAATCAATGACCCTATAAGCCTTTTGATGTAAGCGTAATTCCGTGTTAGCTATAATACTAAGTATCGGTAAATATTCTGTTATACCTGATCTTTTCCATAAGAAGCTGAACTGTGCAGAATCTGGAGTAATCAAAGGACTGTTCTCTGACTGGCTAATGCGTATTCCAGAAGTACGGGTGCCATTACTATCGTCGGAATGCAATACCTCAATACGATCAGGCTTAAAACTTTGTTTAGTTAATAATACTTGTAAATTAGACTCACCTATAGCGTTCTTCTCCCTTCCTGTACCGAATCCAGCGTTAAGATTTACATTGTTGATGTTCGTTTTAAAATGAGTACCATTAGCAAGGCCTACAGCAAGTATATTAATAGTCATTAAGTAATCTTCATCTAAAGGATCTACTTTAATTTCAAACCTTAATTGCTTTAGGAAATCTACAGAGTTTTTCTTGAATACATAAGGGCGATTAGTGTTTTTCCATCCATCTTCGGTAAACCACATCCCATCATTATTAGATATGAATACGGAAATATATCTACCTGCACTTGTATAATTAGCGGCATCTAATGAAAATAGATCAAAACTCAATGTAGGGAAGTCGTATTGCCTAATCTGTACAGGTGCATTAGGTATTAATCCACCCGTTCCATTCGTACCTATTTCTACGTAATAATCGCTAGTCTCGTAACCATCTTGATAGCGTATCTTTGTAGTTCCCGTTGTGCCCCCATTCATTGACCAACCATCAGGAAGGCCTGTAGGTTTAGAAGTCCATTTATCAAAGTCACCGTTAAATAGCGTGTTTGCTATATACCCATATTTATAATATGCCTCAGACTGTTTAAATGCCTTAGCAAATGAAGTATCTCCAACAGGCCTAATGCTTCTATTCTGACCACCTACCCTAACAAAGTTACCTAAAGTCACATCTGGTGATTCGTGAAATCCATCTGGGTTAAAACGATATGAGAATACCGCGTCTAAGGATTTCTCCATTACATTCACAATCTGCCATACCCCATTGAATTGATGTAATCTACACCCCCAACGCGATAATATAGATTCCATTATAGTATAGCAATCCATAGCAGTGCCATCCTCATTTAAGAAAGGTTCAGTGTTAATGAATGATTGACCCATAGGAGAAAGATTGCTGTTAACAACCATCGTTGCCTCGTAAGTATTAACTCCTACAAGCATATTCAATGATAGCCCCGTTTTAGCCAAACACAATCGTAATACCTCCCTATCTGAATAATAACCTTTATACTTAGTGAAGTCTTCACGTTGAAATGGAACGTCTTTAAGCAATCCTAACGCATCTGTAGCTCTTACTGACACATCATAAGGCTTTGATGCAAATGGTTCAATACAACTATCTGGGATTAGATAACCCGACCACTTCCAAGCGCCTGAAATATCTACACGCCATTCCTTTTCATCAGCAGTATACATACTAGATAATTCGAAATCTCCTATTGCTTTAATCCTAATCTCGCATTGACTACCATTGACAGGCGTTAACTTATATTCTCCATTGTCGGGATAATCAATTAATACAGGTGAATCACTTTCTCCAGCAAATTGTATTTCTTGAACAGGGATGATTATGCTATCTACAGGGTAACGTTTCTTAAAAGTAACTATTATATTTTGGCCTCTCTTATCGCAAAATGAGCCCTCGTATCTTGACCTATATTCGTAAACAATAGGGACAGGTGGAATAGGAGGATTAGGATCTGGAGTAGGGGATGAGCTAGAAACAGGTATATATTGTAAATCAGAAAATTCACCCGCATATCTCGCCCTTGCTTGATAAACTCCCGCAGCTAGGTTGCTGAAATAAGATCCTGGCTGTTCGGTTGCAAAGTTATTTATACTATAAGCATCGCCTGTAATTAATACCCCATTATTTAATAACTGAATACTTATGCTTCCATCTGCTGCACCAGTTGTAGTTTCATCTGTAGCTAGTACGCTTATCGTTAATGCCATTAGTTTACCCTTCTAAGTGTTGATGATGCTTTTTTGTATATTGTTACTATGTCCTGACCTCTGATAACGTTCTCAGCAATGTAGATTTGCTCTCCGCCTCCTATCATTGATTTCAATTTGCTTAATGGCGCTACTACTTCAGGGTTATTTCTTGCTCCTGCATATTCACCTATTAAAGCGTTGGTAGGGCCTGAAACTATACCTCCGCTTGCAAATGCTGTCGGACCACTATTATTCTTTCTATCTCCTTGTCTTCCGCGAGCAGCAGAACCTATTATACCCGACCCTAATGATAAGGCAGCACCAGCAGCGATTAACCCAAAACCTCCTGCCGTTGTTTTAGCTCCCGATCCTGGGAATAGGAAGTTCAATGCAGTTCCCGCAAGTACAGTAGCTAAACCTTTCTTAATTAACATTTGGCCTAGTTCATTTAAGAATGATCCTAAAGTACCTAATAAAGCGTTTCCAGCTGCTTCGATAATAGAGCCCCCGTTAACCATTGCCTCACCTATCGCAGAAAATCCGCCTCCTATCGCATCTGCAATAGCGCCAGAAGCTAATTGTTTAAATCCTTCTTCGTAATCTGCTTTGAATTGAGCTTGTTCGGCTAGTAATTGGTTGTATTCTTTTACCCGACTTGAATTTTCTAATGATGGGATATTAACAGATGTATTACCTAATAATTCTGGTTGCTTAAGAGAATCCCTATAACGCTTTAAAGCCTCTTGTGTGCCTTTAGTAGAGTCATTTCCTGTTAATAGGAATAATCCTTGTTGTTCTTTCTTAAGCTTTATAACAGCATCAGAAGTTTTATTATAACCTAACTCAATTAGCTGGTCTATTGCTTTTTGGTAAGAGTTAATTCGTGACTCATTTTCTTCTGAAAATGTAGATTTAAATTGATTGCCAGCTTTTTCAAGATCTAAACCTAATGTCTTTAATACATCTGATAATGATTTGACATCTTTTTTTGTTTTATCTGTCCCAAAATTAGCGCCACCCCCAGAGCCTTGGTTATTAAAAGCGGTACGAGCATCTTGCAGCGCTTTTACTCCGAATTGGTAAGCATCTGAGATAGCTTTTATCTGATTTGAATTAGCGCCGTTTTTAGTTGCGGAAGCCAATTGAGTATCGCCTTGTTTTTTAAGTTCTGCAATTGCTTTACCGAAATCACTTACATTCTTAGCCCCCGTTATAGCTTTATTGGCAGTGTCGTTAATCCCTTTAGATATTTGTTGAATTATACCAGCCTGTAATTGAAGATCAGTTTTTCCAGTGCCGAATAAAGTACTTGCTATACGTTGTCCGAAATCAACAGCTCCATTACCTAAATCATATTTAGATGCTAATGCTAGTTCGTTATTGTAATCGGTAACCTTATTAATGGCCTTAGATATAATATCAATAGCAGTATTAAATACTCCCTCTGTATTACCTCCAACAGATAGTAGCATCTGATCCCATGAATCGCCTAGATTGCTTATCTTACCCCCTAGAGTTTCACTGATCTTAGCCATTGAGCCAGATACGCCTTCTGCGTTACCTAAGTCGGTTATATAGCCTCTTATAGCTTCACTAGTTTTAGCTACTTGTGTTTGAACGCCTTTATAAGTAAATATTACACTGTCCCCAGCATCCTTCGCACGAACGCCGAACTCCTTTAACCTTTCAAATTCACCAGATTGAGCGTCTAAAATCGCTTCTGCTAATTGATCGAATGACTTACCTGTACTTGAAGCCAAATCTCCTAACGCACGCATCTGATCGCCTGTAGGTTTAAATCCTGAATTGGCTAACTTAACAAAAGCCCCTGTTAATTCATTTACAGCAAATGGAGTTTTAGCAGCAAAATCCTGTATCTCTTTTAACTTTAAACTAGCGAGCGTAGAACTACCTAGCGTATTACCTAATACAGCATTGAACTTTTGAAATTCAGCCGTAACATCTAAAACAGCCTTTCCGAATGATATAATAGCTCCAGCAGAAAACGCCCCTGCCAATTGACTTCTAATAGCAGAGCCAATCTTGTCTGTTGAGGTGGTAACCGTTTTTGCTGTTTGTTGTGATGCAGTACCAGCTTGGCGCATCCCACTAACAAAATTACTTACCCTGGCCTCTAATTCTACCGATAATGAAGCATCTGCCATTGTTATTTCTCTTTATTTTTACGGAAATCCGCTAATAACTTATTAATTTGTTTCTTATCAAATAGTCCAGCTTGAGGTTTAATAGGCTTTTTATCTGCTATAGGCCAAACATCATCTATAGTCATTTTACTTTTAGGATCTGAACTAACAGCGTATGTTATCCAACCCAACTTCCTATAAAATGATTCTTGCAACCTATCATAATCCCTTAAGCCAATACATTTTAGTTGAAAAGAAAATGGGGTTAGTGCTGCAAATTGTTCTACAGATAACCCCATTCTACCATATGCAAATTCGTAAACTCTTAAATGTCCTTCTCTTGGATCTGTTGGTTTTCCTCTTCTACTTTTTTTTTATTAAATGCTTCGATCTTAGCCATCCATTCCTTACCCCACTTACTTTGATTGTAAGCTTCCCAAACCTTAGCCTGTTGCTCTTGGAAGTTATCTTCCTCAGTAAGTTTATCAGCTAAATCATATACTTCTGGATAAGATGGTTCTGGTTTTTCATTACGTAAAGCATCACCTAATAAACCTGAGTAGATCAAATCAATGAACATTTTACCGTTATTGCTTGAAGGGTTTTTAAACACCCTGATTTCGAAATCCATACAAGCAGGGTAACTAAACCTTAGTAAGTGTTTTTTACCTTTAACAGTAATCTCAACTAAACCGTTATGCTCTGCGTTCATACTATGGCGTTACAGGTAGAATAAACAATTCGCCAATACCTACAAACGTTGCAGTAAAAGTATAAGCATCGCTATTCGGTGCAGTTTCTGAGTAAGTAGAAATCCTAACCTTACCTTCGCGATAAACATCTTTAGCTGTATTAGTCATTCTAGCAAAGAAAATAGTTTTATTCTTAGCTAAAGCCAGGATAGCATTAAAGTTGGTCTTAGTCGCTGCCTCTCCAGTTTCTAAAGATACCGCCTGACCATCTGCGCTAAACGACCATGAACCGATTCCACTAACAGAAGTAGCGTAACCTCCATCACATTTATTAGATGTATTCTGTTCAGCATTATTAAATTCAACACCGTTAGTGGTCAAACAAGCAAGTAGCTTGTAATTAGCCTCAGTTCCCCTAGCGCTCGTTGTTACCGTGGTAGTATCTACCTCAAGCATATAAGGTGTACCGATCAGATTAGTTGCCATAATGTTATTTTTAATTGTTAGTGTAAATATAGCGTTTGATATTGAATGTAACAAACGTGATACATTAAAAATAAATGTAAATAATATTTGTAGTTACAATAAATAGTGTTACCTTTATATCAACAAAGAAAAAAAACTATGAAAAACTTAACTAAAATCGAAAAAGTAACTGCTCAATTAGTAAAATGGGGTAACAATGAAAACGATGTAAAAGAAATGGTTTCTAAACATTTTGAATTAGCATCTAAAAATTATTCATCAGTTAACACTATAGCCAACTACATCAGAACAGTATACTAAAATGAATTACAATATTAAAGAAACACATATCTCCAGTATAATTGCTGGAGATACTATTTTGCATACTGATGGTTTTATAAGAACCGTTTGTAAATCAAATATTAGTAAGGGATTTATGGGCATGACTATATTCGGTGATCCTTATAAATTAGGTACTATATTAGTTAAAAAAATTATATTTAAAAAAGTATGACAAACAGACAATTACCAATGGCGTATAGACTTTGGCAAAACGAAGCTAGGAGGTTACTTAGGAAGGCGTTAATAGTATACAGATTTAATAGTGAAGGCGATATGCTTTTAGATGAACAAAACAAAAAAGACTGTGGTCATAAATGCAACTACTGGCCTGGATCTGATGAAGGCAAAATGTTAAATGAAATAGATGCTTTTCTAAATAAGAAAGCGTCATTATTCGATGAAAATATATGAAAAACAAAGTAGGAGCACCAAAGAAGGATAAACCTAAAAAACAAATTACTCTTAGGCTATCACAAGAGGCAATAGATAAAATAAAGTCTCAACCAAATCAATCTAAATATATAGAGAGTTTAGTTAACCCCCATACAACTTAGCATCAATCCAAATACTCCTTAAATACTCAACCTTCCTGACTGTCCACACACACGCATTCAAAGGCATGGGATATACTTGTTCAGCTTGTATTTCTAACTCTGTGCGATCCATAAGCTAAATGTGATTTGACGTACCCAAACGCTATTTGTTTCCGTATCATATTGTATACTCCTACTCCCCTGCTTAACCGATTTCCATAAAGTAAACGGACTAGGCAATACTAAGCCTGTCATTTGCGAGCTTAAGGGGAATAACTTTGCATATACCAAGTTCTCGATTTCCTCTGCTGTTTTAGACCCGCCTTTAGTAAAAGGGAATACCGTGTTTATCTGTATCTGAATTGAACAAGCATCGTTCTTATGGCACTTAGGCGAATCATCGTTCTCAGTTTGGTTAAGGAGGATGATGTAGCATTGGACTTGAACTCCTCCGATGGTTACGACCGCAACAGGTGGAGTAGTGCTTACCTTTTCCTCGTATACCGGAATAGTTTTCGTGTTGTATACTATGCCTTTTAATGCTTGGTATAGACTTGTTCGGAGTGGTAAGGATGGGCTTTGCATTATAATTCGGTTATGTCGTAATTGTTATCAATACTATATACTGAATCTAATTTGCCAGCTATATACATTTTCATTAATGGCTTACCTACAAACATGTTCATAAAAGGTTTATAAGCCGTTAATACAGCTATTTTCAATAAAGTAAACCAAATAGTTCCCTTACATTTTACTTCGATGCTAAGTGTTGCCATATTGTAATACCAATGTTACATTCAAATATAGGTAATTAGGTTAACTTAGTGATATGAAAAACAATAACTATAAAAATTTCGATGTATCAATAGAATATCTTTCTCCAGGCAAAGGAAGTAATATTCCGGTAGGTAATTCTTATTTATATATCGAGACAGAGCCAGAAATCATAAAATACAGGGTTAAATCGTCAGTAATAGATGTGGAATTAAAATCAAAAGCACTTGTATCAGAAAGACAAATGATTGAGCAAATGATTAATGAACTACAAATGCTATTATCGTATACTACAACCTAACTTGTTTAAACACTTCCTTAAGTTCTTTTTTGAATTGTAATGAGTAATTAGCAAACGCAGGATAAAGGAATGGCCTGGCTAAAATTTGGCCTTTTCCATTCACATAAAAAAGGCGTGCTTGTGCCCTCCAATATTGAGGAACGGTAGCTAAATAAGTAGCTGCGCTTTGTCCAGTGCCAAATTCTACGTAGGCGGCTATATCTCCAGCGGCTTTCTCTACGTATACTGAGCCTTTATATCCGCTTCTATCAATCTCATAGCCTATAGCTTGATTGATCGGCACAAACGAACCTCTCCTTTTATCTGCTATTGTTTCTTGATTAATAGGGCCGTGTTCTGTTGCTATTGGATCACCTCCAGATGGAGCGTTGGCGATTGCTTCTACCTCAATCTCCCCGATATTGTATTCCAGGATTTCTTTAACCTCCTGTTGCACGTTCGTACTATAGCTATTAAGCCTAGCAACCATTTCCGAGAAACCTGTTACACGTGATGCCATTAGTTATCGAATTTTAACCCCACCCCCTCGTAAACAGTAGCGAAATTACTTACATAAGCATCAAACGCCCCTATAGTAATAGGTTCGCCAAACGTTCCAGTTTCACCTATTGGAGTAACCGAATCATTATTCAAATCAGTAACCGTAGTCTTAACCGTTTGACCCGATGGTAATGCTAACCAAAGTAACTTAAACGTATCCGTAGAGAAAGGCACCGTAACCGATCCATTGTTAGTTATACCGAATGATTGACCAGCTAGTATTTTAGCCTCAGTCAATACCTCATCTTCATCTAAATACCCGTAATAAGCATATAATGTTTGTGGTGCTGGTTCTGTTGTCTCAGGACGTTGTGACCATACAGCCTTGAAATTGACGTAAATCTTGTCAACGTAATCAGTTGGCGCACTAGTTATAGTCAAATACCCAGACCTGTATTTAATCCGCATATCAGGCTTAACGATCTTATCTACCCGATACCTAACAGTTATATCGAATCCATCTTTTAACGACTCCTGATTAGCTTGTAAGTATGAACTAGATTTAATCGGCTTAACCCTGGCAGAAGTAGACCAATAGACTACCTCTGTATCTATTGTCCCTCCAGCGCCATCACTGACTGACTGCATAGCCATTATCTCAATGCGCTGATTTAGTTCACCTGTCTTAATCATAACACTAGATTACGGGAATAAGATGAAGCTAATAACACAGCTTGAGGACACGCACTTGATGCGTTTGGTTCGCCTCTATTCTTATACATCCAATCAACTTGAGCCATGATAGCCTGTTTAAGCGCTTTGGGTAATAACTCGGATGTGTAGCCCGTATTATATGTAACAGTGTAAACGGTATCGCTTTCAGATACATTCCAAGTCCAAGGCGTAACATACGAATTATCTTGAGCGTAAAACCATTCAATCCCTGTAGATCCTACTGAATTGATTGATATAGTCTTATTCTGCCATGCTGAAACGGTGTAATCAGCAGATAAGAGCGTACCATCGGAATCAGTAACCGAATCTACCGCACCATTAGGGCTTAAAGGCAATTGCAACGGATATCCATTCCATTGTACCTGAACATCACGATTAGCTAATCCAACGTTTAACCATCCCTCAATAACCGCCCTAGCAGCACTAATAAGTCCCGACAAATCACTATCCTCAGATGAGTAATCCGCATCAATACGTGAATACGCTTTTTGTTCTGCAAGCGTTATTGGTTCGGTTATATCCGGTGAATCAATGATTTGGTATGACATAGTAATATTATTGTTACATCCAAATATAAGGATTTAAGTTAACTTTGAATAACTAGAAAAATATAAGATTATGAAATACAGAAAATTACCAGTAGAAATTGAAGCTGAGCAGTTGTTAGATAGCACTGATAGCCAAAACAGTATTATTAATTGGATAAATAAAGATGCTTCAAATGCTTCACCAGGGCCAGATGGAGGAATTTTTATAGGAACTTTAGAGGGGCAAATGCTTGCTTCTACAATGGATTATATTATAAAAGGTATTAAGGGAGAATTTTATCCTTGCAAGCCAGATATTTTTGAGAGTACTTACGAAAAGGTTTAAAAATTAGGCTACCAGTTAGGTAGCCTTTTTGCTTTTACCCTTAACGGGCTTATCTTCGGTTGTAGTTTCCTCAATAACCTTTAACGCTTCTGCTTTCTCCGCTTCAACTCTTTGCTGTTCGATCTCGTGAGCCTTATCTTGCTTATCCTGCTCAGTCTCTGTAACTTCAGCATCTTTAGGCGCTACTTTACATAACTTATGTTCTTCTGTAAGGTACTTAAAATCAGATTCGGTCTTTACCTCGAATATATCTTTTGCATCGTATATACGGCCTGTAGGAGCGTAAAGGAACCTAGTTACCGCCTGTACTTTGAATTGTGGGTTTTCTTGCATGGTGATGGAATTGTTATAGTCAAATGTAGTGAAAATGTTACGCAATCTAAAATAGATATTTTGTAGGTTTGAATAACTAGAAAATATTATTATGATAATAAAAGATAAAGAGCATAATGGAATAATTATTCCTACTGCATTTGAATTTGGAAGATGTGATATAACCGTTACTTCCGCTTACGGTAAAGATTATACATGTGTTTTATTTAAAAACGAACAAAATGAATTTATAGGTCAAGAATTAAAAAATGAAACTGGAATGCAAACTTCAAGCTATATGCCAGATGCAGTTATGTTTTTTGATAATCCTAAATCTATAGATGTTGTTATTCATTTCTTGAACGATGCAAAAGAAAAATTAATTGCTATTCAAAAAGCAGAGGTTTAGTATACAAAAAACCCCAGTAACCATCACGGCACTGGGGTAATATGAAAAACTAGAAAACTTAAAACTAAGGTTTGGTCAATGACGTAATAGCCGCACTAAATGTACCTTTCACAAACGCATTCAACCAATTCGACTTAACATACAACACCGCTCTCATTTCTGCAAGGATCGTAACTAAATTGCGGATAAAGTCATCGTTAACATAACCTATCTGGATATTTACATCCTCACGAATAGCTAATGTTGCTTTCTTGAAATCTCCTACCAGGAACGTTCCAACAGCTACACCATTGTTAGCAACAACCCGAAGTCCGGCAATAGTCATTCCATCAGCAGAACTAAATGGAGGTAACAAATAACGGCCTTCTGCATCTTTCACTAATTGCATAGCATAGTAATCAGCAGGGTTAACTACGATTGTATCAGCTACAAAGTTAGCAGCAGCGATCTGAGCAACAGCAGCTACCATAACATCAAAACGATTCGGAGTAGGCACAAGCAATGCCATTGTAGAAACAGCAGCAAATGTAGGCGCTACAGTTAAAATACCTCTAAGGTTAGGAGAAGTACCATCACCAGAAAGGATCTGCTCATCTAATTTCAAAGC